GACATGACGCCGTTTGCTGTTGTGGATGAGTACGGGCAAATCCAAGCGACCGACAACCCGAAATTCACAACGGTCACTTACAAGGTTAAGAAGCGCGCCGGCTATTTGCCGCTCACAAACGAACTGCTGGCCGACAACGACGCCAACCTGCTCGCATATGTGCAGAACTGGATCGCACGGAAGGCAGCACATACACGCAATACTCAGATCATTGCGCTGCTCAATAGCGCTTTGACGCCGCAGACTCTGCCTGATCTCAAGGCGATCAACAAGGTACTCAATGTCACGCTTGATCCGGCAATCAGCCGCACGTCGATCATCCTGACCAACCAGGACGGCTGGGATTGGCTTGACAATCAAGTTGACGGCGTGGGCCGCCCGATCCTGCAAGACGACTTTACGCAACCTGGCCGCAAGATGTACAAGGGCCGCCCGATCGTCGTTGTCTCGAACCGTCATCTGCCGAGCGACACGACCAACGAACTGGCACCGTTTATCATCGGCAACCTCAAGCAGTTCATGGTGCTGTTCAATCGTCGGTTCTTCGAATTGGCTTCCACCCGCGAAGGTGGCGACGCATGGCGGCGTGATACGACGGAGCTGCGGACGATCATTCGTGACGACTACGTGAAGTGGGATGGCGCGGCTGCCGTATATGGTCAACTCGACATTTCTGCTACGCCGTAATGAGGGGCGGGGTAATCCCGCCTCTTTCCTTACTTGGAGGTGATCAAGCGTGGCAAAAGTGATCCGGGCATTCCGGGAGCGAAACCACGACATGAAGCGTTATAACGTTGGTGACGACTACCCGGAAGATGACAAGGAGCGTGTTGCCTACCTCGTAAAAGAGGGATTCCTCGCAGCGCCGGAAAATCCGCCTGAAAAGACCAAACCGAAGCGAAAGAAAGGCGCTGATTCCGATGATTCTAACGCTTGAGGAAGCCAAAACTTGGCTCCGGGTGGATGTCGACGATGAAAATAGCTTGATTGAAACGCTTATCGGCGCTGCCGAAACGTATCTGCACAACGCGACCGAAGTGGAATTTGATAGTACCAACCACTTGGCTAAGTTGTTTTGTCTGGTCCTCTGTGCGGATTGGTACGAAAATCGCGATCTGATCGGACAGCAGCCGAGTGACAAGGTTCGATTCACCATCCAATCCATGCTGTCACAACTCCAACATGCCTATGTTCCGGAAGGTGATGGTGATGGCTAAACTACTTGTCAACCGGTTGGACAAGCGCGTCACCATTCAGATGCTGTCCGGCGCGAAGGATAAGTACAATCAGCCGCTGGATGACTGGGTTGACGTCTGTACGGTCTGGGCCGCGATTGAGCCGCTGAGAGGCCGCGAATACTTCGCTGCGATGGCTGAGCATGCCGAGGTGACGACGCGGATCCGCATCCGGTACCGGGACGGTATTGATCGCACGATGCGGGTCAAGTACGGTGATACGGTGTTTGAGATCCTGCACACTATCCACCCGGAGTTTAACCGGCGTGAGCTGCAGCTCATGTGTAAGGAGTGGCAATGATGGCTAGTAAGTGGGAAATCAAGGGCATGAAAGATCTGGAGCGCTCTTTTAAAAAGCTCGGCAAAGTACCACAGACCGTAGCCACAAAGTCGGCTAGGGCCGGCGGTTCGATTGCTCTGAAAGCTGCAAAAGCCAACGCACCGGAGGACACCGGCGAATTGAAAAGTGGCATCATCCTAAGGCGCGAGCGAAGTAGGGTAAAGGGCAAAGCCGTGTATGACGTGATGATGGACCCGGGCAAGAATGACGTGTTTGTGAAAATCTCGAAAGACGGCAAGCGCTCCTACTACCCGGCGTCGCAGGAATACGGCTATCTCACGGTCAATGGCGGGTATGTACCTGGATATCGGTTCTTGCGGCGCGCGATAGACGACAATAAAGTGGCGATACAGAAACGCGTTCTGGAAGTCGCTGGTCGCGAAGTAGACAAGGCATTACGAAAGAGGTGAGCGGATGGATTTTGATGAAGCTTTAATCGCTGAACTTGACTCAATAACGGCGCTGGGCGGTCGGATCTATCCGCTCTTTGCTCCGGAAGCTACGAAGCATAACGGCGTCCCGTACCTGATCTACGCATCCAGCGAGGGTTTGCGGGACAAATCCCTTGATGGGTATATGCTGAGCAAGGCCTTGCAAGGCGAGCTTAACATCATAGCCAGGCGTTACGGCGATATGAAGGCGATCACGAAACAGGTGGTCGCTATATTAATGTCATTTGAAGGTCGTCAGATCGGAACGAACGGACCGTATATCAGCGAGATTACTTATCAAGCACCCGTTGAGTTGTACGAACCACAGCCGGATCTCTATCGCTGTTTGGTGGAGTTTACGGCTTATTTTGATGAGGAGGGTTGATAACCATGGCACAAAGAGCATTAGGTACAAAATTGCTGATCGGCAATCCGGGTGTGTCTGTAGGGCTTCTGACGTCTATCTCATCGCCATCGATGACACAAGAGACGATTGACGTCACGACACTGGAGAGCGACGGTGAGTATCGAGAGTTTATCGGTGGCTTCAAGGACGGCGGCGAAGTTACTGCTTCGGGATTTTTTAAACCGAGTGATCCAGGACAGGCGGCTGTATACGCAGCTTTGGAGTCAGGCGACGTTGAAGACTTCGAGATTCAATTCCCTCCGGCCATGGGCGCGAGCTGGGAGTTCAAGGGCGTTGTTACTGCTTTCCAGACGACTGCCGAGCTGGAAGAAGCGATTGGCTTCGAGATCACGATCAAGGTTTCTGGGAAGCCGACGCTTGTGTTGCCGTCGTAGACGTGATCATTCATCCCGGGGCTTAACGGCCCCGGTAATCTTTGATTGGAGGGAAAATCATGAGCAAGAATAATGATGTTGTGATCATAGAGCTAGACCGTCCGCGTGAGCTGCGTTTTGGACACAAGGCGTTGAAGACGATGGAGGCGCTAGGCATTGATGTAACGGGCATGCAGGATGGTAATTTTAAGGTCTCTGACATCGAGAAGATCATCTACTGCGGCTTACTGTCTGAGGTTAGGAGGACGGGCGAGAATCTGAAGCTGGAAGATATGGAGGACTTGCTTGACCAGGCGCCGTCCTATCAGCACGTTATCGAGAAGATGGAAGAGGCACTATCCGCTGCTTTTGGTGGTGGTGACGCTGAGGGAAACGCTCCGAACCCGGCACAGAGCCGGAAGAATGGGACTGGGAGCAAAGTCTAAGGGCTGCGATCCGGATCGGGATCTCGATACGTGACTACGAGGAAATGACACCGCGTGAGCTTAATCTGCACATCCAGGAGTACAATCAACGGATGCAACAGGAGAGCGAAGAAGGTCTCGCGCTGGCTTACTTGACAGCGTACTGGCATCGAGTCAAGAGGATGCCGGGGCTGAAGGAGATAATCGATAAGATCAAGCCGCAGAAGCCTCTTACGGATGAGCAGCTACTTGCTCAGATCAAGGCGCTGAATGCAGCGCTAGGTGGAGAAACGAAGATACGAGAGCAGACAACGTGATCTGCTCTCTTTTTATTTGCTCGATAGCGAGGTGAGCATATTGGCAGTTGTTCGCAACTTAATGGTCCGTGCCGGGGCTGATTTTAGCAGAATGCAGAAGGCGATGATGCGAGCTCAAAAGGACTTGGAACAGTTTAAAAGTCAAGTCAACAAGACGATGCGCGGCATCGGCACGATCTTGGCCGCAACGGGTATCACGTTTGGCATCCGCTCAGCCACCAAAGAGGCCATGGAGTTTGAAGCAGCCCTGCAGCAGATCAACCGATTGATGGGTACAGGCGCTGGCGAATTTAGTCGCTGGGCTAATGAGCAGGCGTCTGCTTTTGGCTTTGCTCGTGCTGAAGCAGTCAAGTACGGAGCTGTGTATGCCAACCTCTTAAGTGGGTTTTCGAACGGCGCGGCAGAGACGATGACGCGGACGATGGATTTGCTCAAGGCGTCTGCAGTGGTTGCCAGCTCGACAGGTCGAACGATGGAAGACGTCATGGAGCGGATCAGATCAGGGCTACTAGGTAATACAGAGGCGATAAACTATTCTGTCGCCGCAGCGTAGAGATATGCTGCTAGTAATCGGGGAAAATCGGTAGAGGCTAAATCAGGGGAATATGGTATAATGAGGTTAAGGGATAGGCGCGGATTAGCTACCCGCTCCGAAAGGCGTCCTGCCTAAGACGCTTTCCCTTGAGAATGATATCTAGGCAAACTACACGGTAGGCGGTGTATTTTGTTATGTCTAAAATAACCATTTACAAGATTCAGTGTTTGCCCAATGGGAAAGTTTATATAGGCCAAACCAAAAATAAACGAAAACGTTGGGATGAACACAAATATGAACTGCGCAGAGGTATACATCATTCCACGCACTTACAACGAGCTTGGAATAAATTCGGGGAGAAGAACTTTACTTTCACTGTGATAGAGGAGTGCCAGCAAGAAAATGCGGACGAAAGAGAAGTTTACTGGATAAGGTTTTATGATTCCACCAACAAAATGAAGGGCTATAACCTAGAGGGCGGTGGAAATATTAATAAAACTTTATCTGATGAAACCAAGAAAAAGATAGGCCACTTAAACAAATTGCATTATCACAGCAAAGTAAAGTTTTATGTAAACTCACCTGAAGCCATTAAAAAACGCAGCGAATCAAATAGAGGAAAACGAAGGAACACCGACTTTAGAAAGAGAATGAGCGAAATTGCTTCACTTCGGACAGGGGAGTCCAATCCGTTTTATGGACAAAAACACTCTGATGAATTCAAAGAGATGATGAGCGTTAGGTTCAAAGGTGTGGCTAGACGCCCACCAAAACCTTTGATAGCCACTCACATCGAAACAGGAGAAGTGCTTGAATTCAGTAGTAGGAAAGAGGCTGAAGAATACGGCTTTAATCGCACTGGCATTTGCGCAGTTTTGAATGGTAAGTGGAATTCATATAAAGGCTATATTTTCAAAGAATCCTGACCTCACAGGGTTCTTTTTTATTACCCTGATATGTTGATACCGAGGTAACCGGGAACACCACCCGGCACCGTAACGCGTAGCAGGTGAGCGATAAGGGAGCAATAATCCTGCCAAGAGTCCCCGACCCCTAACGTAAAAGTCGAGGGTGAAAATGTACGCTGAACCGGGCTGGAATCGACCAGCAGTAGCCTAATGGCGATGGGGGAAACCCCCGGAAGCAGAAGATAAAAAGCTTCTGCGATAACATAATGAGAAGACCTGGGCATCAACGTTAACGTTGCGCTGATCGAGTCGACCAAAGCCTTTAGGCAGTTTGCAAACGGTAGGAGCTGGCAACAGCTCGACTTTAACACTCAGCAAACCATCCGCTACTTTGCCATCCTGGAGCAAGCGGCTACCAAGTACGGCACAGAGTTAGCGCAGAATACGACCAGTCGCCAGGCTGCGTTTGTCGCTCAGCTGAAAAATGCTCAATTGGCTCTCGGGCAAGCATTTTTACCGATTTACAACGCGGTACTTCCGGCGCTCACTCGTATGGCCACAGCTCTGGCAAATGCCGCGCAATATTTAGCAGCATTTACCCAGGCTCTCTTTGGATCCAAAGCTAACCAACAGACCAAGGCAACGGAGCAGCAAGCCGGTGCAGTCAGCGATCTTGGTAATGCCTATGAGGAGGCTGGAAAGCAGGCTAAAGGTGCTGTGGCTGGTTTTGATGAGATCAACCTGGTCGGAGGCACGACGCCATCGGCTGGGGACGCAGGAGCGATTGGTGGACTTGTGCCGGCAACTGATGAGGTTGATACTGGCGCTTACGGCAAAGTTGCAGAGGTGATGGACAGCGTCTCGACTAAGGCTGCTGAGATGGCAGCCAAGGTTAAAGGAGCTTTTCGAACCTTGTCTGATTTTATTCGTGAGCATTCTGTCCTAATTACGTCCGCGCTGGCTGGTCTCAGCGCTGCGTTTATCACGCATTTTGTCGTGACGAACTGGACCACCATCATCGGCAACATTACCAAGGCATTTACCGCACTACGAGCCGCGCTCACAGCCAGTTGGACTGCTGCGCTAGGTCCCATCGGTCTGGTTGTGGCTGCGATAGGTGCGGCAACGGCGTCGGCTGTGTACTTTTATCAGACCAACGAGCAGTTTCGGGGCGTAGTGGATGGAATCTTTAACCAGATCGGACAGGTTGCTCAGTGGCTATGGGGGCAAGTCCTACAGCCGTTCGGCAGCTGGATCGGCACAATGTTTGCAAATGCTTGGGACGGTCTAGCGGTGGTGATTAAGTGGGCACATACTAATGTGCTTGTCCCGATCGGCGACTTCTTCGTCTGGCTCTGGCGTAATGTATTCGTTCCTGTCGCCGGAGTGCTTCGGGATGTGCTGGGTACGGCGTTCAAGTTTGTGTCCGACATCGCCCGATCGTTCTGGCAAAATGTTCTCGTGCCGCTTGGTAATGCACTTAAGGAGATGCTGGTACCGGCTGTCGAGGCTGTATCTGCGGTGCTGACGTGGCTGTGGCAGAACGTGCTCAAGCCGCTCGCTTCGTATCTTGGCACTCTGCTTAAGGGAGTGCTAAAGGAGTTTGCGAACTTCTTCACATACATGTGGCACGACATCCTCAAACCGCTCGCCAGCTTTGTAGGCGGAGCTTTTAAGATCGCCTTTACCAATACGTTCGAAACTCTCGGCGGTGTAATCGACGGGCTTAAGACGGCGTTTATCGGGTTGATGAGCTTTATCACGGGCACTTTCACAGGCGACTGGCGACGCGCTTGGGAGGGCATTAAAGACATCTTTAAAGGTATCAGTGACGGCCTCGGATCGATCTTTAAAGGAGCGATCAATGTCATTATCGACTCTGTCAACTGGCTTATCAAGCAGCTAAACAAGATCAAGATTGACGTACCGGACTGGCTCGCTGACTTGACAGGATATAAGAGCTTCGGTTTCAACATCCCGAGCATTCCGCGCCTGGCCAAAGGCGGTCTGGCTTACGGTCCGACACTCGCTGTTGTGGGAGACAACCGAGGCGCAGCTGCGGATCCGGAAGTGATTGCTCCTCTGTCCAAGCTGGAGACGATGATGGATAACAGCAAGGGTAACCGAGAGATCATCGCGGCGTTGACTCGAGTCGAGCAGGCAGTCCGCGATCTCCGCTATCTGCAAGCGGTCATTTCGCGCTCCGAAGTGGGGCGTGCTGCTATTGAGACGATCAAGGACGAACAACGCCGTACAGGTCGACTGCCGTTCCCCGTGTGAGGTGATTAGATATGCAGTTTGAGTTACTGATTAACGGACAAGAGATCGCGGCCTATCCAGCGCCTGGCGGCTTTAGGGTCACGATCCTTGACCTTGACGACGCTGACGTAACCACTCGCACCGCAGACGGCACGCTGGCACGTGCGAGAGTGTCGGTTAAGCGCCAGATCGAGATGAGTTTTCCTCCACTGACGATGGGGCAAATATCAGGCGTCCTTCGCCAGATGGAGGACGTCTTTTTTGAGCTTACGTATCCAGACCCGATGATGGGCGCTATCGTGACTAAAACCTTTTATGTAGGTAATAGGCCGGCTGCGGTGCCTTTTACCAAGGATGGCGTGATGTACTGGGACGGGCTCGAGATCACACTGACGGAGCGATAGAGGAGGGGTAACATGGCCGTAACAGTAGGCGAGCTGAAGGGTTACTGGAAAAAGGTTGCCGATGCGGTTAGTAGCAACAAAATGAACGTAACGGATACCGACATCCTGACCGCATTACTATCGATCGGTCAGACGATTGAGGATGTCGAAGCAGAGATTCAGGCAATCAAAAGTACAGACGGGATTAAGAAGATTGCTGATGCTGTCAAAGTCACGGCAGACGACAATACAATCGCTGGGCTTGGCGCACTTGCGGCCGCTGCGGTGACGGATCCTGCCGCATCGGCAAGTGTTATCGCGCTACTCAAAGGGATGCTCAAACAGCTCCAGGGTACCGGCACAGGCGCTGCGCCTGTTCAACTAACGGGGAGTAATCTGCAAGAACAGCTTACTGAAGCTGATGCTATTAGTGGTGTATTAACCTTTACCGAAACGATCGGCGAAATTGAAATATACAATCGTGATGCGGTTAATGACGGGACGTTCATTGTAAACGGCATTAGCATTATTGTGCCTAAAGGCGAAGCATTCCAAGCCAAAATCGGAGGGACTCCCTCTGCTAACGTAACTGTCTCAGGGTCTACGTCATATATCGTTGGGAGGTACGCGTAAATGGGATATAAAAAAGGTGGAACAACGGTTGTTAGTGTAGACTATAGCCAAGAAATCGAAACCATTAATACGCAGTTGGCACATACTACGAATGAAATTGAACGGTTAGATAGCGAAAAAGCTACTAAACAAGAAATGAATTCATCGTTATCTGTAAAAGCTGATTTGTCGTATGTAAACAACCAACTAAACGATATTGGAATCTCTCAAATTAATAAAAATAAAGGCAAAATTGATCAAACTTACTTAAGTGAAGATTTGTTGCAACAGATTGCAGGAAATGCTCCGATTAATGCTGTGCCGGCTGACAATAGTTTAGACACGCGAAAATATATTGATAAGTCTGTTACTGTTGATAAAACAAACTTTGCAAAACGTGGTCGCAATAAGTTTAATGGTGTATTTGAAACAGGAGTCATCTTGACTGATGGTACGTTTTCAAATGCGCCAGGAATGTTGGCGATCATTCCTGTAACTGGTGGTAAGTCATACTATATTCGTAAGGATTCAGGGAATAGACGTAGGGTTGGTTTTCATAAAACACTTCCATCATTAACCTCATCTTCGCAAACATTGGATTATTATATAGGAGATTTGGGTGTTGGTGATGCTGCAATAGCGCCGTCTGATGCCAAGTACATGCTCTTTTTCGCGTCTACTACGAGTGTAGAGATACAAATGCAAGTGACGGAAGATGAAGATCCACCGTTTTTTATCGGATATGATGTTGATTTACTACTGAAGAAGGAATCACAGCCTATTGATGTACTAATCGAATCTGAAAAGATTAAGGATACGATTAATAGTAGACAAGCGTTATTATACGGAAACTCACCAATATTAAAAATAAACTACAGTGATAAAACAGTAACAGTAACGAGTAGTGCTCGAGTATTTTTCAAAGGGAAGCGGCATGTAGCTAATACTGCTGTATTAGCTTGGACAGGCAGTGAGCTTCAAGCGATATATTTTGACCCTGCAACTAACAACATCGGATTACATCGCATTCAGATAGGAAACACTCTTGATCCTAATTATGTTCTGTTAGGTATTTTGAATCCTGTTTATCGAGAGTTATATGGTATTGATATTGAACTTTGTGAGATTGATGGCGAAATGTTTATTTATCCGCAAACGAAAACTTATGTCGATAACAAGATAGCAACAATACCAACGACTAAGTATTTTTTTCTTGATGATATACAAGGCATATATGACAAACCAAGTGACTTAGAAAGTGTATCTACTGGACAAACGATAGATTTAGTAGCGAGTAAGCATACTATTATTTACGATATTTTTGACGCACTTGTTGCTGCATATCAAAATTATGTGACACGTACTAAATTAGGCGATGATGAATCTGGACTACCGATATATCAATATAAATTCACTGCGCCCGCAATTACAAATGAATCGTCACGTGCATTCAAAAAGGCTAAAATAATTGTCGTATCAGGTGTGCATGGCTATGAGAAAGGTAGCGCATGGTGTACTGCTCAATTTTTTAAGGACTTATGCGAGAATTGGGCCGTTAAACCACAGTTGGAATTTATGCGCTTTAATATTGATTTTGTTGTAGTGCCTGTAGTTAACCCTTATGGATTTGACAATAACCAACGCACAAATTATAACTTAGTCGATATTAATCGCAACTTTAGCTCAAACTGGATTGCAACTGGTACGCATGGCGATCCCGACGGATATTATAGCGGTCCGTCAGCGGCAAGCGAAATTGAAACTCAGATCATGCAAGATTTTGTAGACGCTAATACTGACGCTGAATATCTAGTGGATTATCATAATATTGCTAGTGGTTATCCGCTCTTTTATGTATTCGATTCGGTAGCAAGCACGATTGGATTATCAACATTCCGAACTTTGACGCGTAAATGGAAAAATGATTACCCATCCGCTCCACAAGACGTCACGATGTTTGGCTATGTGAAAAACGCTCCGACAGCAACATTAAACGATTACGCACGTAGTAAAGGCATTAAAACATTTACATTAGAGACACCTTGGAAAATGCCGTTTGCATCGGCTAAATATGATAAGGTGACTGTCGAGACAGGTGTGGATACGTTAGGAAATACACTAGTTACGTTATGCAAATCTTTAAAATAAATAATGGAACCCATTACGCAGTAAACGCTTATTCAACTAACGAAGTTCGATAGTTCAATATCTTGAGGGAGGTGATCGTGTGCCGAAGCAGCCATACTGGCTTGAACTTACAAGCCTGCCGGATTCTCATGCCATCAGCGAGTCGATGTCGTTTTCCGAGTCTGATGATGCAGTTGATCTCTTAACCCAGCTACTCGGTCCGCCCGCTGGTTACGCCGATCCACTCATCCTGGATATGATGTCGAGACGCTCACAGGAGTGGCTGATAAAAGTCGACATTGACGGAGTGGAGTACGACGCCAGCCAGATCGTCGACATCTCGATCGAAAACGGTGTCACGCCTTCGGATGAATTTACTCTCGGAGCGGCGGTCATCTCTCGGTGCGTGGTGACGCTCAAGACGACTGACACGATCCCGCCTAATGCAAGGGTAATCCCGTACGTCGCTCTATCACTTGCATCGCTCACTTGGGACAGCGCAGAGTCAACCTGGGACGAGGCTGATTATCCATGGGACGGATCGGGGCAAACGGACTGGCTACCGCTTGGCGTCTTTTACGTGGATAATCGCGAGCAAGTCAATAACGTCCTTGTTCTCGACTGTCTGGACGGTCTGGTATATGCCGATGTCGCATATGTTTCGCAGCTTGACTATCCCGCTTCCATGCAAGACGTGTGGGACGAGGTCTGCGCACAGGCGGGTCTGATCTATGACTCATCGGTACAGATCGACCCGAGCCATACCCTCAATGCGGGTCCGGCTGGATATACATGCCGGCAGGTGATGGGCTTTATCGCTGGCCTGCACGGTGCATCCGTCAAGATGTCCAGGATCGGTGAGGTTAGCTGGCGAGTCTATCGAGCCGATGAGCAACCAGTACACGAGCTTACAACCTCCGATTATATGCGCGTTA